TCTGATACTCGATGGTTTCTGCCGCTTGTTCACCGCACAGCATCGACGCATCGGAAAGAACGGGGTCTTCGGCCAGGTCTTGGATTACGTCGGTGATCTCGGTCCAGGCGCCCCATTGCTTGATCTGAACGGACACGTCTTCGTAAGCCATTTGCTGCGAGGACGGGGTGACGCCTTCGCTCAAGGCCACGGTGACGTTGGCGAACGGTACGGGCCGACGGAACTTAACGGTGTCTGCCTTGTTCTTGGGCAGGGGCTTGGACTGGCCGAACTTGGACAGAACAAGAATGGGCTCTGCGTGAGAGAGCATTTCGGTAGCTGCGTATGCTGCAGTACGCTGGGAAATATCGCCGTAGCTAGTGATAGCCATGATAATTAACTCCAATCAAATTTTGAGTTACCGCGCTTTCTTTTTCGCGGCGTAGTGTTCAAAGGCCGCGTCAAACTCTTCTGGTGCTCCGCTGCGTGTCGCCGCTCCACGGCGGCTGACGGTTTGGGCGTTGGCCAGTCGGCTTTGTCGCTTGTCGTGCTTTGGGGCACGGCTGTTTTCATCGCCCGTTCCAGACGTTCCCTTGTAGAAATCCAGTAACGCGGACGCATCGTCGGCGCTTTCAGACCCTGCTAAGGCTTGAATGGTGGGGTTCTGAGTTTTGAGCCATGTATCAAATTCGGGCGCATTGACCACTTCTCGCCAATCGGTATGTCGGCCATCTAGGCGGACGTACTCTGACTGAAGTTGTTGCTGATGGGCCTGCTCTTGCATGGGCTGCACAGTCGATCGCAGTTCTGCGACCTCCTGTTGTAATTGCGCCTGCTTTGCCTGGTCTGCTTTGAGACGAGACTCGAAGGCGCGGGCCATATCAGGAAAGTCCTCTTTAAACTCGGTCCAGTCATCGACTCCCGCGGAGTCGGCCATACCCTGGCGCTGCTGGTCGTCGTCTTGAGGTTTATCTTCCTGGGTTACGGGTTTGGCAGATTCAAGCTCTTTCGCTTTACGCTGGTGCTCGTTGATCTGCCGCTGGTACGCGCCCAGTCGTCCGCGCTGTGAAGCATCGGAGTGACGAAGGCGCTCGTTCTCTGTCTCCAGAGTCTTTAGCTTTTCGGATAGGTCGCCGGGTTGATCGTCTTCTCCCGCGTCGTCGTCCGGCTCCGCGTTGCGGTCGTATTCGTCGCGCTCATCGGCAGGCGTTGAAGCCTTCGAGTATTCCTCAAAGGCACTTTCAAAATCTTGCTCGTCGTCGCTGGCGATGGCGTCATCATCCTGCGGCTTGTTCAGCGGCTGGTCTGTCATAGCGGTTCTCCCGAACGGCTGGGGTTAGTAGCTCGGTGTCGGCTGACTTGCCGTCTCCGAGTCTTCGCTGGCGTGTGCCAGTAAGTCGTCGATCACACGGATTTCGCCGCGCAACTTGTCGTCTTTGGTTGAGCCATTAATCAGGGACAGAATGCAGTTTTCACGGCGTTCCTGCAGCCACTGTTCAATGTCTCGCCACGTATCGGCGTGCTTATCAATGGCCATCAGTAGCTATCAAACCCCATATCTTGATTTTCCTGCCTTGCCAGTCGGTCGTTCTGGCGCTCACTGAGCTCGGCGGCTTTCTGGTCGCGGTCCGCTTGGATCTTGGCGGCGGTTTGGCGCATCTGCACCTCAAGGCTCTGGCTTTCAAGGCCCACCTTGGCCTCCAGTTCCGCCATGGTGATCCCTTCTTTCAACGCGAGTTCCGCGCGCTGGTGCTCTTGCTGGCTCTGCAACTGGGCAGCCTTGTATTCCCGCTCCCACTCCTTTTGATCCAGTTCCGACTGCTGTTTTTGCCCGGCCAACTGAAACTCTTTTTTCTTGAGCTCTATCTCGAACATGGTCATTTTCTCTTCGGGGCTCGGCTCATCACCTTGCTCGGCTTCCCGCGTCTTCATTTCTTCGTCGGTGTACGTGACGGTATCGACCTGCACCTGCATCGTGCGCAGGATCTCGCGGTACAATCCGGCCCAGTTGGTCAGCTTGGCAAATATGGGGTTCTGTGCCGCGACCTGGGTCAGCATCATCAGCTTTTCCTGCTGCTCTTCGCGGGCAATCAGGACCGACGTGCCACGGGCAACGATGTCGAAGTCGCCCTTTATCTCGGGGCGGTCGGTGTACATCATGTGGTAGTCGTAAAATCGGCGAACAGTAGGCGCTGTAACGCCGTCGTCGAAGTTCTTGACCGCGGACCGCAGCACGATGTTGGAGTTGTTCATCAACATCTGCATACCGCCGAAGGTCTTTCCGCCTGCACCGGAGCTCATGCCCTCACCCTGCAGCAAAATCGGCAGGTTGGTTTCGGTGTCGGCCAACTTCTGGGCGGCTTCAAAGATCGCGAACAGTCCGGCCTGGTTGTTTTGTATCTGGTAGGTCTGAAAGGCACTGCCCACAGGCTCGTCGCCGGTGTCGAGCCACACCTTGTTGGGCCGGATCGCCCAGTTTCCGTCTTGTGGCACCACGGCGCGCTTTTTCATCACGATTTGCGGGCCTGCTGAGACCGCCGCGTTGTCCATCATCATGCGCCACGAGGCGTTGACCACTTTTTGCGGCTGGCGCATCAGGTACGGGATACCAAAGCCGAAGATGCTGCTGTCGTCTTTTTCCCAGTTGAACACGCTGTACGGTAAGTCGCCGGATTCCAGCGGGTTGATAGCGGCTTTAATGACGTGGCCGCCGACCATTAGCACGCAGCCGGTGTATTCAACCAGCACGTCTTCGTCGATGTCTTCGCAACCGCAGGCTTTCAGCTCATCCTTGTCCATTGGGCCCCAGTATTCCCACAGCTCGTACTTTTTGTCGTTGGTGACCGTATCCACGCCGGTAATGGCGCGCAGCTCCTGGCGACGGTCGTTTGAAATATAGTGACTTCCCTCGTCTTTGAGGGCTCGGCGTAGCTGGCCTTCAATAACGCCCGGCAAGTCGGCCAGTTCGCGCAGCTGCTTGCGGTTAAGGAGCTTGCGTTCAAACCAGAACTCGGCCTCTGAAGCGTTGGCAGCGGACATATCGGGGAACGCATCCCAAGGGTCCACTCGCTCAAGCCCGGCTCGCAGCTCGTTCTGTACCTCAATCTCACTCTTGCCTGTCTGCGGGTCTGTAATCCAGGCACGACGGGTACGGTTGACCACCTTCGGACCTTTGAGGATGCCGATACCGACCTTACAAGCGTCTTCGATAACGTCGCGGGCGTGGGCGTTGTAATTGGCCTCTGCGAAGTCGTCCTCGATTTGCTGCTGCATTTGTCGGGCGGCTTCGTCGGCGCGGCTTTTGGCGTCATCTTTCTCACCTTGCGGCGCTTGACTGCCGGGGTTTTCACCGGGGGTCATCCCGCCCTCGCCTTTGCCGGGATCCCCTCGCTCCATGGCCTGCATGGCCTGAGCGTGGGTATCAGGATCCATTGACTGGTGCGACTCGGGCATACCGTCCACCATGCTGCCCTGGCCTTCATCGGCGGCCATGGGTTTACCGTCAGTGGCGCTCATCGCTGGAACGGGTGTGCTCTTTACGCCAAAGTTGGTGTCGTCGTTGGGCAGGAGCATGTCACCCATGCGAGCAATGCCGGCGCGGGTCTTGTTGCGCGTGATGTTGACGAACACCTGTGACGAGCTGTTGTCCTGCATCCGTTTGGTCTCGTCGGACGTGTACTCGCCGTGGTACTGACGCAGATCCGCAAGCCAGCGGGTTTCGATCATTTGACGCGCGGCTACCTGCTCTTGTGCCAGGCGGTCGAGTTTTGATCCCAGCATGTTCAGGTTTTCTTCTTGCCGAATCTGTTCTTCGTCCGAATCGTCCGGTGTCGCCTGCTCGTCTCTCATATTAATATCCTGCGGTCGGGTCGCCGGGTAAGTAGCTGTTGGTGGACTGTTGAGCGGGACGGGTAATGGCGGTGTTTATCTTCAAAATTCCGTAGCGCATCGCATCCATCAAGTGGTCGTTCTCTTTTACAATCCGGCCTTTCTCGTCACGCCGGTACAGGCGAATCTCACTCAGCGTGTGCTGCAGCGTGCTGAATATCTTTAGCCGGCCCGTTGATAGGCGGTCTAGCACTTCCATCAGCCCCGCCTCCACGGCCTTGTTTGCTTTGTGAAGGATCAGGCCCTCGTCTTCGTAAAGACTCCACAGCGTCTTACCGTCTACCTGTGAGCGGCCACGAGCCGCGGTATCAATCACGCCGGGTATCCAGTCACCTCGCAAACGAATGCCTTTGGCGTGAATTGGCGCCTCGGCCTGGCCCCGGTAGT